CAAGATTTGTGAAATTTGAGAAAGGCATTTACCTTGTTGCCTCTAATATAAATGAATATTCCTGAGTTGGGAACTCTTGACCGACAATATCATAAATTACGGTGACTTCAAACTGATTTAAATCAGGTTGTGGGTCAACTTCAACCCTTACATTATCAACTCTTGGTTCAAAATTTGCAATCGAAGTCACAATTTGACTTTGTATTATGTTTGCTGTACCAAAATCAACAAAATCAAACAAACTTTTATACACATCAGACCCAAAATCAGGATTAAAGAATTTTTCAGTCGGTATTGTCTCTACAATATTACGTACAGATCGACTAATTGCTCTTTCATTCTTAAGAATGGGTAGATCTTTTGTGACTGGATGGGGTGAAAACGATAAACTTATGTCTTTAAACGCTCTTGATACCCTTTTGATTGCCATGAACCAAGTTTTATATTTATTTATACCCTTTTTTTAAAGAATTTATCCCAGTTCTGGTTCAATATTGATATTCACAGTCCCAATTGCCGTGTTTCCTGCTCCAACACTCGTATCAACAGACCTTTCTTTGGCAGTTTTCCAAAAATAATTCTCTTCTGACCCTAATCCATCACGATCATGACCGTTCTCCACCTGATAATACACGGTTGACACTTTAAAATCAGGAATCTTAGGTGTCTCAGGAGTGATACTGTTGTCATAGATCCTCATTCTGTTGTTTGGATAGAGACAAAACTGCCCATTGTCCAATTCTAAGAGGTTATGAGACTTATGTTCGGCAGGTTGTTCACTAGTTGAGTAGTCAATCGCATCAACATCGGAGTGATAGTTATCTAATGTGCAGATATAGGTGCCCGTCTGAGTGCCATAATCTCTTGTATAGACTTCATAGTGCATTGAACCGATAAACTGCTTCTGAACAGAGATTACACCATAGTCCATACAGTTCCAAAACTGTAGATTATGAAGAGTCATATCAGGATCGGGTATCTCTGGAGACGAGAGAAACGCAGAGATGGGCAACTTATCAAACATCGCCGCATACTCAGGGAGATAAGTTTCAAAATAAAAGGCACGACCAGGTATACTCTTGGCAGATACCCAGACTCCCTTGACAAATTCACCATGACCACTCTTATGGTCGGTTAGATATTCTTTTCTCACCCAGACCTCATAGGAGGGTAGATTGGTAATTAGTGTAGACATTATTTATGATGAAAAACTTCAACGTAAGATTGACATTTTGGACAAGTAAAATTTGAAAAAAAGTCGTATTCAGACTCATCTCCATCATTTAACTCATCCATGGAGTTATCTCCACCCCATATTAATTGTGTTCCACAGTGCCAACAGTTCATTCTTTTTTATTTTGAATTTCGGTTGTTAAATCGAGAGGGTTTGGAAGTTTGTTCTCATAAAACTGTTGAGCAAGATCTTCCATTAAATCAAAGTATTCCTCTTCTGTTAGATTCTCACCGAGAATCTTCTGTCCTTGACGAACTCTATATAACTCTTGTTTTTTCATGTCCTACACGAATTCGAGGGTCACACCATATTTTAAATCCTGCTGCAATCGCATCGAGACAAAACGAGACATCCTCGCCGCACATGTCTTGAACCTCACCAGACTCAAAGACCTGCATCTTTGGTGCAAACCATGGATATGGTAATCCTTCGTGTTCAAATACACCCTTTCTGATCAATAACCATCCGAAACCTGTATAGTCTACGGTGAACGGTTTCTTGCGTTTTGATATGCTTTCGATGGTTTCGTGATTCATCACACCACCATTGCTTCGAAAATCTTCTTCTTCTAACCAATGTGCCACCGATGTGGTTCTACCATCTTCGGTACAATACCAACCTGCCACAATATGTCTTTCTTCTCCGTTTTCTGGATTGGCATCAAGAATTAACTGAAAGAACTTCTCTGAATTAAAAACAATGTCAGAGTCAATCCATAACTGATAATCATACTCTAACTTTCCATCCCATGGTATTTGCTCTGGTCCTCGAAGAACGTTTGCACCTAAACACTTACAACGGGCAAAGTTCACCATTGATGAATAGTCTTGTGATATCTGTATACTTGCTCCTGCCTGTACGAGGTCAAAACAGAGTTGCACGAAATTCTTTAAGTATACGTATGATACTCCTCGACCTGGTAAACAAAATACTATCTTTTTCCCTTTTATTAATTCTCTTGCTTTATCATAATCCCATTCGGGTTGTTTCTTCGCAGCGGGTCTTGCCGCCTTTACTGTAAATCCTTTTGCCATAATAGAAGTAATTCATTTCAATTATATACTATTATATAGTCCTTGTCAATAAGAGTGTTCATAGATTGTAGAGTCTTCAATACTTTGATCATGAACCTCAGTGTATGTAATTTCATCCCTCCAATAAGATGTGTATAACTTCTCCCATATTAATGTAAATTCTTCAAGTGATAGATTCTTAAACAGACATCTATCATCTAAGTAAATGTGAAATGTTTTTTTAGTCATTTTTACCTTCTACCTTAAGTACAACAACTGGTGCAATTACTCTATGAAACTCTCGAAAGAGTTCTTCACGGTTTTCTGCATACTTACGTGGTTCTTCTTTTTTAGTCATCTTCTTCAGTGAGTATGATGTCCCCACTACTGTCTATATTCCATTTTAACACAAGATCTTCATACCAGTCAAATTCATTAATGATTTCTTCGGGAATTGTAATATGATACCTATCTGTTACAGGATCGATCTCCACAGTCGAATAAATCTGGTCAAAATTTTTTTTCATTCAATGAACCTTTACACTTGATTTTATATATGCGAAAATTTTTTTTCATTCGTGGAATTTATATCTGCCTTTCGTAACACTTTGTAGACTAGGTTCCCATGCCGTTTTTATATAAGGGGGGCATCGGCGCCCCCACTGCTGCATGCACGAACGCATGACCCCTACACTGCGGAGAGTGTAAGGGGTTTGCTGAATACTACCATGCTATCATAAAAGTCAATGGTCGCGGTGGTGCGGTTGTCATGTAAGTACCACTGCCAGTTCTTTTGGAATACGGACACACCGTATGCGACCTCATACAAAAATGCGTTGAGTCTGCTTTTTGTGGTGTTGGTCTCCCATCCGCATGAACTGATCCATGCTTTACCCTTAGTGTGACAGTAGTCAGCAATACGATGACCATGTAAGTAAACGGAACTCATGTTCTCTGCTTTGTCATAACGCACCATTGTGTTAGACTTAGAGAAGTTCTGCTTGTTACGAACTGCTGAATTCATTTGCTGTTCAATTAAACGCATGTTGGGAAGAGGGGGTGAATTGCTTATATACCTATTATAACCGATAGGTCTACGGTGTGAAGAGTGTGTGTGACAGTTTACAATCTGTCCTTATTTGATTGACGGTAGTCAATTTCTGTGGCAATTGCCATGCCCACGGTATAAAGAGCATAGCAACCACCGATTATAATAAAAAGTTCCATTAGTGTAATACTCCTTTCACGTCACTTGATAAGTAGGTTGATTTACCATTGCACACGTTATCAATCAGATTGTCAAACGTCTGCACGTCCCATTCCTTTTGCTCTGCCACGTCGTTTGAGTATGCTTCCATTAAGGTTTCATATAGGTAGTCAAACTGCTTTGGTGTGAGTTCAATGTTGATTCCGTTGGGTTTCATAGTGTGGGAAATTTGCTTATGTATACATTATAAACACGAATGAGATTAAAATAAACGCTCCGTGTGACAGTTTATTCAGTGTCATACTCATCACCTCTATAAGAATAAAATAGCTGATAATAGAGGTCGGACTTTAAGTCGAAGAGGTTAAAGTCCCCTTCTTCATAAAGTTTGAGAATTTCTGCGTAGGTATTTTCGTTCATTATGCCACCTCCCTGACGTATCCATTCTCTGCCTTAATAAATCTGTCTAATGTTGGGATGTCTAACTCTGGGTCGTCGAAGTCAACCTTTGCACATCCGTCAACACCCCATTCTGCTAGTTCCATTACGAACTCTGCGAAGTCGGCACAGATACATGCCATGTTCTGAAAGTTCTCAACTTGGACGATTCTGTTCATTACTCTTTGGGTTTTGTTCATTTGGAGAGGGAATTAATTGCTTATATACTTATTATACTGTATGAGTCATACAATACAATAGGGTGTGTGACAGTTTGTTGACTGTCACAGTGAGTGTCTCAATGCCTTCTCTGGTCTGAACTTCTCTGCGTAGTATGCGATGTTAACATAGTCACGTTTGAGAGTGCAAATCTGCATTATCTGTACAAGCACCATCATATGTGCTGGAGAATAAACTGATGGGTCATCCCACTCATCAACAGGAATTTCATTGTCAATGTCCATTGTCGTGCGTCCGTTTTCATCCGTGACTGCTGGCATACTCATGAGAGTTCCATCTTCTGCGATGTAGAACCCCATACCGAATGCGACTGAATAGTGAATTTCTGGTTTTGGCATAATGGAGAGAAAATTTGCTTATGTTCTTATTATAATGGGTAGTCTGTAAGATGACTACCCATGATGTGACAGTTTAAAAAGTGGTCTACAGATAACCTGCAAATTGACATCCTGGTTCATCATAGAACCATGAGATGCTGACCTTCGGGAACATATCACGAAGACGACGACAGATTCCTTCGGGTGGAGACCATGCGGTTTGAAATTCTGCTGTGAAAGATTCTAATTCATCTTTCCATCTTTCCTCCTCAATATCAACGTCATTCACATCCCACTTCGTGTCCCAGTTTTCTAATCGCCAGTCATACCATCTGGTATCCTGTGTGCCATCAGCAAATTCTGTGACTGTTCCGAATGTCTCTCCGTTCGGTGCTTTCATTTCACGAACTTGAGGAAGTTCTCCTTTAAAAGGAATTTTTGACCAGTCTGGTTCGGGGATGATTTGTGCAAATACGGACTTCTTATTATTAAAGATGTCCAACACCTTTTCTAAGTCAGTTTTGTTTTCTGAGTAAAAGTCAACTCTGTTGCTGCACCAATTTGGCATAAGGGAAAGGGAATAAAGAATTTTTGAGATTCTATGCTAACTCCTTTGCGAAGTCTAATTAAGAACCTCATGTATTTAATATAACCGATCTGACCACGAAAGTCAACGACAGTGT